GGCGAGTTCTTTGGCGATTTTGGTGGCTTCTTTCCCCTGCTTAGACGCGGCCTCTTCCTGCGCCTTGGCCGCTTTTTCTGCGGCTTTTGTTTCTTCGGAGGTTTTGAAGCCTCCCGATGCACCCGTACCCGGAGCCGCCGCGAGACTTTTATTCTTGTCGTATGATTCCCAGGGCGTAAAACCATGAGCGGCCTCGTACTTGGCCACCGCATTCTTGGCATTGACCAACGGGTTATCAAGGTTGCCCGGTACATCGGAACCTTTGATCTGCCAGATACCCTCGGCGCCCGAGCCCGCCGAGTTGGGGATGCTCCTACCGCCCGACTCCGCTAGCGCTATGTTGGCGGCCGTCCCCGCCTGGCTCTTGGGACCGCCTGCTTCTACCCATAGTTGTTCAAGTTCGCCCTTGCTCATCCCTCGTGTAGCACTACCGGGCTGCCCCGCCGCCACCGGGCCGCCATTCCCGCCTCTTAGCTTCCGCTCTTCCCCGACGCCTTTGTTCAGTTTGGCTAGTTCTTTTTGTTCCTGCTTAGTCAGCGGTCCTTCGTTAGCTTCCCGTTCTTCTTCCGCGCCCGTATGCACTTCCCCGATCTTCCCGATCGCAGGCGCCAACCCGAGTGTCAGCACTTCGACCAGTTCGTTCGTCGCTTCGATCATCTTGTTGATCTGGCCGATCACGAAATTCGCAGCGGCGGCAGCGGCCTTTTCGAGGAGCTGCATCGCTTCTTCCCAATGCGTCGCCAGCTCGTAGGCGGCGATGCCAAGAGCGACGACGGCTGCACCGATACCCGTCCCTATCAGCGCAGCGTCCACGCTCGCGGCCGTCGCGTCTGCGCCCTCGACCATCGTCGCCTCGGCCGTCCCCATGACCCCGGCCGTGGCGAGCATTTTCGTGCCGACCTGAACGATCGCGTCGATCATCTGTTTCGTGCCCGTGATGAAGCTCGCGACCCTCACCGCGACGAACGACCCGATAGCGGCACCGAGAACCGTCGTGATCACGACCGCCAACGCTTTCGCCGCAGCTTCATGCTTTTTCAGCCATTCGACACCTTCGAGTAGCCCATGCCCGAGTTTCGTCAACACCGGGATCAACACAAGCCCGATCTTCGTACCAAGGTCTTCAGCGGCAGCACGGAGCTTTTTCAGCTCCCCCTCGAACGTTTCACCCTGCCGCTTCGCTGCTTCCGCGGCCGCACCATGCTTCTGCACAGCCAACGTGGCAGCAGAGTAAGCCTTCGGGCCTTCAAGGATGACGGAGAGCAACTGCTTGTTAGCGGACGCCCCGAACAGCGCCTTCGTGGCCGCGAGCTGCTGTTCCTGGTTCATCCCCGCCAGCTTCGGCTGCAACTGCGTAATCACATCCTTCAAGCCGACGAACTGGTGGTTCTGGTTGAAGATGTGCAGGCCGAGCTGTTCGGAGGCTTCGTTGACGGCCTTCGTCCCTCCGAGGAGCGTGCTGAATGCCCCGTTCAGGGCGGTAAGGGACTGCCTGCCGCTGATCCCGTGCGACGCCAGCACCTCCATCAGGCCGCCCGATTCAGCCAAGGACGGTGCGAGCACCCCGAGACGGCCACGCATTTTCTCGAGCTGCGTAGCCAACTGTTCGATCGACGTGCCCGTCCTACGCGACGTGTTGTAAAGGATGTCCGACGCCCCGGCGGCCTGACCGGCGTTCAGGTGGTAGGCCAGCATGATCCCGCCGAGCGCTTCGGTGGTAGACCCTAGTTCCTTACCCGTCGCCTCCGCAAGGTTCATCGAGGCGGCCATCACCTTCGACGCTTCCCCGGCGCTAAGGGCATGACCGGCGACGGTCCCGAGCTCGCCCGCGACCTTGGAGTACGCTTCGCCGATCGCACGGCCCGAGAACTCCGCCGAGCCGCCCGTGTTCAGAAACGCCGCGCTGATCCGTTCCGCCGCCTTGACACTAATGCCCTCAGCGTTAGCGATCGACGTCGTGACCTTCTGCTGCTTCGCCGCCAGATCAACCATCCCCGCAGCAAGACCAACAGCGCCGAGGGTCAGGTACTTCGCGCCCTTTTCGAAGCCCTTAGCGAGCTTCGTCCCCGCGTCCTCCCCTGCTTTCTCCGCGTTCTTCGACACCCCTCCGAACGCCGTGCCGGTGTCAGCCTCGACCTTCTCTTTGAAGCCCGTCGTGTCCGGCAAGATCAAGACCGTTGCTACACCTACAACATCGCTCATCCCGCCACCCACTGGGTCATCATCGCTTCGCCGGCTTCCTGCTCACGGATCTGCTCCGCCGTCAAACCCTCAACCTCATCGCCCCCGACAGGCTCAAGCAGCATCCGCTCAAGCTCGGAGCGGTAAGAATGACGGCTCTCCAACGGCACTTCATCAAGCATCAGCGTGTACACAATGTCCAGCGCCAACGCCGCATGACGGTCCAGCAGGTCGTCTATGCCTTCCCGTTGGAGGCGGCCCGAGACCTCCGCTTTGCGGGCGATGGCCCACCAGCCGATGCGGCAGGCAGCCGTGTAGGGCGCTCCGTATACGCCTCCACCAGCGCGTTCGACAGCAGATCCAGCAGATCCGGGTTCAACCGCAGGCCGGGCCGATGCACCATCTCGGAGAACTTCAGCCGTTCCTCGTCGTCCACAAGGCAGGCGGTAATGAACTCGTACAGCCGCGCCCCGCCAGAGCCCGACCCGATCGACTGGAGGAAGTCGACGAAGTTCCCCAGTGGGTAGTCCGCGCTCGCCATGAACACGAACTCCTGCTCCTTGACGGCGCCTTTCTTGTCGCGCTGATACCCGACGACCTTGATCGGGAACGGCTCCGCTCCTTGCGCTGCCTCGATGCTCTCGCCTGCTGGTACGTTGATCTCCATCATGCCTCCTGGGACGGGTTTCTATAGGACGGATTTGACTGTGCTCATGGTACGTCACGACCACTGCGGCGCACCGTCCCGGGCAGCCGCAGGGCCTGCCGCTGCTCTTGGCGGGCGGCTGGCAGATCATGCGAGCACCTTCAAGGCGTCGCGAAGGAAAGGGTTGCCCGGGTAGCCCGGGTGGAAACGGCCATCGAACCGGCCGCCGATCCCGAAGGTCGGACCCCAGCCGAAAGCGTTGGGGATGTCGTGGGGCTTCGTTCCCTCGTGGATGTAGTAGGCATATGCCGTGCGGCTCGGGCTGCAAGGTCGGGTGTCGCACTGAATGTGGATCTCGAACCCCTCGGGAGTCCCGAAGAATGTCCTCTTGACGACCGAGTCGGCCATGCACCCAGACTTCTTGTTGGCTTTTTTCTTCGCCTCGACCTGGACCTCGGTCGCCTTGACGCTCATGTACCTGAACACCTGCCCCGTAGGCCCACGCAGGAGGTTGTCGAGGACGGCCCCGTCGGTGATGAGCTTCATGGCCATCAGGTATACTGCCCCTGCGCCCGTAGCTCAGATGCCATTCGGCGAACCATCCGGCCTCCCCAAACGGGAGGCCCACGGCGACGTCGGCTAGAGCGGCCAGCCTGCCGGATACGGTAGGGCCTGGAGCGGGTCGCGGTTGTGGCAAGCCGCCGGGCGCATTTCATAGCGACACCGTGAACAACAACCTCGCCGCCGCAAGCCCACCATCAGGCCCCATCGGACCAGCAGGGTCGATAGCGAAATTCCGGCCCAGCCCCGAAAGCACCTGCGACGCGTGAACCTTCACCGCCGCCTTGACCAACGATTCGCAGTCCGCAATCGTCTGGAACCCCGCCTCGTTCAGTTCTTCTTCAGAAGGCTCGAGCATCCCGCCTTCGTTGAGCGTCGGGACAGTCCGGACGATCGTGACCGCATACTGAGCGGAGAAGTTCTCAGCACCGGGGATGAACGACTCTCCGAACGGGTGCCCCGGCTGGCCCTGCGCGATGTCTTGGAGGTTCACGACGAACTGCTCACCATCCCAGACCGGGATCAGCCCGGGCGCCACGTACTGGCGTTGGGGGAGGTCAACTCCGAGTTCGGTTAGCTGCTCACCAAAGGCGGTAAGGGCCAGCTTGGCGACCTGGAGCGCGGTCATGACGCATTCTGGCTCTGCCTGCGGGGCCGGGGCATATCTGGAGACCACACGACGCTTTGACGGTCTGCTTTATGCGGGTTCACCGACAGCAGGAAAATGTCCACCTCGTAGATCCCCGTCGCGCCAGTCTTCAGGATGTCCATCACATCTGTCACCTGCGCCGTCACGCCCTGCCTCGCCATCTGCGTGACCCGCTGCGGGTAGTGCTTGTTATCGCCCAGCTTCGGCAATGCGATGAACTCCGCGAGCTTCCTTGCCGCGCCAACACCCAATGCGGGCGGGTCCTGGCCAAACATGAACGTGACGCTGAACGTGCCCTCCTGCGTATCCGGCATGTCTGTGATCTGCGATGTTGGCCACCCGTAACGGGCCGTCGGTACAAAGCTGGGCGTCGGCCTGACCCTCACGAGTGTCTTGGCGTCCCGTAGTTCCCACTCGCCTTCCTGCGTCACCGGATCATACGGCCCCGGGATGACCGTCCCGTCGATCTTGACCTGCGTCACTTCCCGCACGGGCCACGGCAGCTGTATTTCCGGCGGGTCAGTTTTCCCGTAGTGCGTCAGCACCCCAGGGACGAACGAGCCGTAGGCGGACGCGAACCCCGAGCTCGAATACCAGCCCACCGGGGAAAGGGAAGCACCGAGGGAACGCATGTCGATATCCGTCGGGCGACTCACCGGCCTGATCGTGACCGGACCGCAAGCACCCGTGAACATCCGCCCAGACAGCTCGTACAGGGCCTCCGACGCCTCCATCGCTGACTCCGCGCAGATCCGTTCCAGTTCGCCCTCGGGGAGCCGCTGACGTTTCGTGAGGGCGTCAGCGGCGTCCTGAATCCACGGGAGCTGTTCGATGTCAACCCCCGTGCACCAGGCGGAGCAAGGTCCGCTACGAGCCATCAGGCTACTGCCTTACGCGCCGCGCGGATCCGGCGCATCTTCTCGCGCTGACACGTCCTACATTCGCGCCTACCAGCAGGCGTGATGTTTGTGTTCTCAGCGTCGAACGGATGCCCGCGCTTACAGTGAGTCAGCCGGCCGCGCCAAGCCATCGCTACACGATCACCTCGTAGGATGTTCTCGCGGTTCTCAACGGGCTCTAGGTGCTCCGGATTGCAGCACACCCTATTGCGGCACAGGTGGTCAATCACTAGCCCCTCGGGGATCGGGCCGACCAGTAGTTCGTAGGCATAGCGGTGCGTATAGATAGCGCGGCCTTCCTTGCCCGGCAGATTGATGTTGCCGTATCCCGCCGTTGTACGAGCGCGCATCCATATCCAACAGCCATTCGGGCCGCGCTTGTCGATGGCCGCCCAGAATCGCTCCTCCATGGTCGGGAAACTCGCCGCCCCCAGCGGATCGGCATACTTCCGCCAGCGAGCGTAATGCGCTTGGCACCAGCCCCTTGTTCGCGAGGGCTTGGCGCACCCCTCGACTGCACACTCCATGCCACACCTCCTGCGTCGTAGGTAGAGCATGGAGTGTACCAACAGCCTCTCTCGGGCTAAACCGTCGCAATCACGGGTTCGTACGAAACGGCCGGGACCATCCCGGCACCGCACCGGATCCGCTGGTAGGCGGCCGTCGCTTTCAACGTCGCTTCCGGCCATTCCCCCGTCGGGCCGCTAGCCCAGTTCGGGTTCCCGATCGCAATGCCCTCCATGATCGTCACAGCAGCCGCGTTCGACAGGTCACGGGGCTGAATGTGCCCGAAGCGGATCCTCGGCATCACCCACCAGTAAAACGGGAGTTCCGAAGGCGGCGCACCTTCGACGTAGACGTAGGACCAAGCCTCGATGCTGCACCCGTTCGTGTTGCCGACGATCCCGAGCACCGGCGCCTTGTACCCGAGGTTTTCGGCGGTCAGGCCCGACGTGTCCGTTTCCGAAGGCGCAGCCGTGCCGAGCGGCACTTTTTTGCCGCCCTGATCCCAGAACACGCCTTTCAGTACTTCGGCGGCGGTAAGGACCGTCGATTCCGCTTCGCTCACGAGTTCGACTTTCACCGAGCCGGACGCCAAGCCGATGTACGTCAGCGTCTTGTAAACCGATTTGCCGGCGACCTTGAAGTACGAGCCGACAGGGATCGGCTTCGTCACTTTTTCGATTTCCAGTTCCTTCGCTTCGCCGAGTCTCCACGCTTTCGCGGCCACCGTTTTTTTCACGGCGATCGTCGTCCCGTAGTTCGGGACCGTGCCAAGCAGGAACGGCACGCCGATCGCGCGGCCATACACACGCTGCCCGATGGCGAGTGCAGCTGGGGCGCCCACGATCACAGAGTTCGCGCCCGTGCCCGCGCCCGTGTTCGACACGGTGACGCCCGACGTCGCCTTGCTCTCCCCGAAGGCGTTGTACTGCGACACCCGGTATTCGTTCGTCGCAGTCGGCAGTTCCCCGTTTTCGGTGAAACCTTCGATCGTCTGCGCGCCCGGTTCGCCCAAGGCGGAGGTCGTCGTTTCGATCATTTCCCCGCCGCAGAAAATCTGCTCCACCTGCGGGTCAGGCTTCGCCATTTCGAGCGTCATCGTGTAGTACTTGATTTTGTCCCCGGCCTTCGCCATCGCCACGATGTCGTCGTTCGCGTTCTTCGCCACGATGTCCGCCCCGGTCTCGAGCGTCGGGCCGATCGTGAGCTTCATCACGTCTTTCGAAACGAGCGTCTTGGTACCCGGGGCCACGGACCCGGATTCGGTCAGGGGGCTGATGCGGAACGCCTTCACGAAGATGCTTGCACCAGTCGTCAATACGGCCATCGGTCTAGGCTCCTCGTGTTGGGGTTGTTCTACTTGTACGCATCATTTTTCGAGTTCGACCTGCACGCAGAATCGTTCACTAGGATCGAAATACGCGCACGCGAACTTCTCCGCTTTGAAATGGATGCTGTTCGGGAAACCGCCCTGCCCCCAGTCCGTCGCCTCGGCGAACGTGTCCGGAAACACCGTGCCTTCCTCCTCAGCACGAACCATCACGAGCGGCGTGGCGAAAATGTAGGCGCATCCCGTTTCGGGTTCTTTACCGCCCGCGCCTTCGCCTTTATCCGGCCCAGTCTTCGGGTAGCCGGGGTCAGGGACGACGATGTTGTCGAACATGTCCAGCATCAAGCTCCCGACCCTGCGGACCTTCGTGAGGTTCGTAGAGGTCTGCGGCTGCACGTGGATCATCCCCTGCCCGCCGAAACCCGACTGCGCCAACGCGTCTTGAAGGATCTGCAAGCCACGCGTCGGAGTGATTTTCCCTTTGGCTTCTTTTTCGAGTTCTTCAAGACCTGCCTCGGCAGCGAAGTACGGGTTAGGCCAGCCCGTTTTGATCGCCTGCGCGCCCGTCCACGCCTCCTTGCCGACCGCCTGATGCGCCGCATTCTCAAGCAGCCGGAGCGCCCGCCCCTTGAAATCACGGGCTTCAAACCCGAACGTGCTGCACTGGTCCGTCACTTCGATCAGATACGGGATCACCGTGACCAGCGGCAGGTTCGTGTAGCTACCCGGCCCCCCAGTCGTGTTCGCCGTAGGGGGTTCTTTGCCGGCTTCTTCCGCTTCGCCGATGTCTACCCATGTGAACGTCGTCCCCGTTTCTGAGGGCGGCGGGGTATACGGGTTCGCGGATTTGCCGCCCGCTTTCGTTTTGATCCGCAGCCCTTTTTTCGAGGCGCCTTTCGCCCTGTAGAAACGGTATTTGACGCCCGAGCTCCCGATACGGTGGACCGTCAGCGTCACGGTCCCTTCCGCACCCGGCGTGATTTTCGTTGCAGCGGACGCGATCGTCTCGCCGTTCCCGTTGACTGCCGTGACGAAGTATTCAAGCGCTTCCGCCGGGACCGTGCCGCCACCCACGTTCGCTTTGGCTTCGGTGATGATCGGCTGAGGCAACGCCGGCCCCGCATACGTCGTCGTGTCACACGGATCCCTCAAAGCTGCGGCAGCATGGCTCTCCGGGGCGTAGGTGATACCACGCACCCACGGTTCGCCCTCACGTGCCTTTAGCTCCTTCACGAGGTCATCCGGCAGGTTCGCCAGCACCTCGTTGGGGATCGCGCTGAACGGGACGCTAGTCGGATCCGTGGTTTTATCCGGGCGGACTGCGCTGTTGAGAAGGCTCAGTTTGGGCGACTGAGGAGGAACCGCAGGAACCGGTATGGCTCCAAAGTTGGTCAACGGTTCCTCCTCTCCCTATTTCCCGTAGCTTGCCTAGCCCGATCAGGCAGGCGGTTTGCCGGCCGTGCTGATCGAAAGGGCACCCGCACCCGTGCTTTCGAGCGAAGTGACCATCTGGAGGGCGCCGTTCGCGTAGGTGCGTTTGGCGATGCCCTCAAACGTCTCCACGAACGTCTCATAATCGTTGGTAGCATCCAACGTGCTGTCCCTAACAACCCCGAGGTCCAGCCGCCCGGCATCAAGGAACTGGATCCCGCCGTCAGGGAAGATGTACCACACCAGTTTCGTCGGGAATTTCGCGATAGCCGCTTTCGACGGAGACGCGAAAATCTGGCTTACGCTCCCTTCGACGCCCGCACCCTGCCCATCAAGGTGCCAGATCGGGTTCACATTATACGGCTTGAACAGCTCGTCGATCTGGGCGTTCGTGATCGCGAGGCTGTTCCAGCTTTCCGTCTGCTGGTGAGCGGACTCGCGGGCGAGGTCGGCACGGATCAGCTCCCTCACCCACCTCGGGAAGATCGCCGTGTACGCCTGGTCATCCGGCAGCCGGTGAAGCTGCTGCTGCTGCGCAACGGCCAGGGCGATCGTCGGGATCAGTTCCCTGGTCGAACCGAGGAGCGACGCGGTACCGGCCGTGACGCCTTTCACGCAGACCGCCGCGATTTCGTTCAGGAGGTTGTTCTCCGCGACCCTTGCTGCGGCGGCGATAGCGAGATCAGTGTTGGCCGCGACCTGCTCCGGTGCGAACCGGGACTGCATGTTCCCGAACCCGATCCGGGTCGAGACAGCCTCGACATAGACGAGTTCCTCGGCGCCGCAGACCATTGCGACAACGGGCTTCGTTTCCGCGCCGGGGCTCGCGTCCGTTGCCTCCGTCCAGATCGCCGTGGCCGCTTCCCATTCGGCGATGTCCGGCGGCTGCACGAACCGCAGTCCGCCGCGGGTTGCCTGAAAGGCGGCGAGGCCATCCCGGATCGGGCGTTCTGCCGTGGCCCACGTCGGGACGGCGTAGTCCACGTTCACCGGCAGGCAGATACCTCCGGACGCGACGAGAGCCATCGACATCGGGTCGACACGCTGAGCCATCGGCCCGCAGACAGCCTCGATGATCTCCGAGTTGTGCCATGCGTCGTCCGTGAGCCGGCGGTCCTCGGGGTACTCGACGGTTGCGGAGGCAACGATGATGTCTCCACGCGGCGGCGAGGAACGGTGCATGTGCCCGAGCGTCTCGCACATCGCCTCGGCCAGCTCGCGGCGGGACTCGATCGGCTCCGTCTTGTCTTTGCGGGTGCGGAGCGCACCGGAGGCGACGACGACAGCTTTGCGGGACTCACCGTCGGGGTCGGCTGCCTCGGGGCTTGGCTGTGCGGTGCGCTGCCCTGCGGCCATCCGTGCGAGACGCTGGCCACTGGCGGCGACCGGCTCAGGCTCGGCAGCCGGGGTCTCGGCGGGTGCCTCGGCCTCAGGGGTCTCAGCCTCAGCCTCGGGCTCAGCCTCGGGGGTCTCGGGCTCCTCGGGCGGCGCGAGAGCACTGATCCGCTCGCGTGCGGCCTCAGCGGCGGTGTCGGCCTCGGCCTGGGCGGCTGCACGGTTGGACTCCTCGGCCATGAGCTGGTCGGCGGCTTCCGCGAGCTCGGTCATGGATGAGGCGACCTCGGGGGTGCGGTCCTCGCCGTCGAGGGTTGTGAACTCGTCCTGGATGGCCTGACGGAGGGTCGCAAGCTCCTCCACGGTCAGGGCGGTGAGCCTGCCAAGGAACTCGCGGATTACGTCCATCGTGATCGGCCTCCGGTGTGAAAAGGGGTAGGTGCAATGCGGACCTGTCGGCGCCTATGGCGATCTGTGACGGGTCAATTGCTCCTACGGAGCCCTTCCCAACTGGCGTTAGCGTAGCACGATGTTGGTTGCGTGGGCAAGTAGGATGGATGTTGGCGCCAAGGGGTCAGACGACCTTCGGTGGACGTCCCGTAAGGAGGTGGCGTGAGTTCGAATCTCACCGCCCCTTGGCGCCTATAGCCGTGCTATGCTGGCTCTACCCGAACCCGAGGAGCGCAATGCCCACCATCGAAGCCCAATCCTTCGCCTGCCAAAACCCCGACTGCCCCGAGCAACGGCATGAAATCGACGTTCCCGTGTACCGTCAGCACGGCAGGGTTTGGCTGGCCGACGAGATGGACGGGGTCTGCCGGGAGTGCGGAAAAGACATGGCCAGCGATGAATGACAATCGCGAGGTCGCCTTCGTCCACCCCAACCCGTCGGGGCCGGTCAAGATCACCCACTACGCGCTGATCGAAGAACGCAAACGCAACTGGTGGCAGCGGCTTCTGCGCCGGCCAACCGGGCGGGTCATCGCCACTGGCGAGCTCAACGGGGCGACTACGATCACCGCCACACATACGCCCGTCTACCTCAAGCTGGCCGAACCGAAGATCGAAGACCAATGACCATGTACCCGAACGACGGCAAGTGCTCGTCCGGCATGTGCGAGAAGCCCGCCACGACCGTCATCCAGTTCGTTCACGGTAAGCGGCTCGCCTACTGCGCCCAGTGTGCGAAGAAGATCAAGCCATGACGTGGAACCCAATCCTGCTGATCGACCCGCAGTTCGGCAAACGCTACCCGCCCAACATCGTCGAACGGCCACCCATCGCGCTAGTCAAGGCGCTGACGCGACTACTGGCGTGGCTGGCACGATGAAAGGCTGGACGACCAAGTTCGACGCACTCGCCACCTACAACGCCGAGCGGGCACGGGGCATCGTCCACACGCCCGAGTACGCCGAGAAGATGACACGCGCACAGACCGAGTTTGACAATGTCCGACGCGACGAACTACTAGCCGAAGGCTGGGAGCCGTCAGGCGGCAAGTGCGAGGTCTGGACACGCGGCCCCGCACCGTCAGCCAAGCTGCGCGACCCGCTCACGCGCAGCCTTCGCCGCAAGATCAAGTAGCGGACCCTCAGCCCAAGCAGGCAAACCCGACTCCACCACCGACGGGTGCTTCAACCGCTCCATCACCTGCGCGCCAGCAGCAACAAGAGCCGACTGCTGGCCACCAGCAACGACCGCGAGAGGGAAACCGGGCTGGTTCACGCACAGGGCGGCGACGAGCTCGGGTTTGCCGGCGATCCCCCGCCAGTCCCCGCTGATGGACGACGCCCGGAGCTTCTGCACCTGATCCTCCGTAGCCGTCGGAGCAACCGCGCCCGCAACCCAGATCCCGTAGTCGTCCTCGCCGATGTTCACGTAGGCCACCTGGAGCGCCGCGTTGTCGTAGTGGGCGATTGCCTCCGGTGCCGTGAAGCCCTTGACGCCCGGCCGGGTCGTAGCGTGCCCAACATCAGCGGTGAGCTTCCCGACACGGACCTTCTCGCCCTCAGCCGACACGATCTCCCCCAGCTTGAAGTAGGCGTACCCCGTGTTCGACTTCGGGGCCGTGACGCAAGCGCCCATATGCCCGGTGTGGCACGCATTCCAGGGCGCGATGTGCCCGTACACCCGTCCGTCCTCCGTCACCGTCAACGGGCAAGCGTACTTCCCGCCCTGGCCCTTCTTGTCGAGGATCTCGACCAGCCGGCCATCGCCCTCCACGAAGTTCGGGTCAGCGAACCATGTCTTTGGCGGGCGTGTCGGGCCACCAGCAGCGGTAATCACGTCGTAGCCTTGCTGGCACGGGACGCACTCCTCGTACGCCATGAAATGGATGCTGGCGGCGAGCGGCGGCGTGTTCTTAGCCTCCGGGCTTTCGTCCTCCACAGAGCGCTGAGGGATCGCGGCAGGCTGCTCGCCAGTGCCGTCGCCGAGGATCATGTACGCGCCCTCGAACGCCGGGAATGGGCAGGCGGTAAAGCCCATGATTGTCCCCGCCGTGATCTGCTCGTCAATGTCCAGCGGGTAACCCTCGCTGTCCATCTCAACCGACGTGATCTCAGTAGCGTCGACCGCAACATCCCCGGACACGCCCAGGCGTCCCATCGACTCGCACAGCTGCGCCAGTTCCGCACCTGCGTCGTTCGGGAGGCAGAACCCCTTGGCCGAGATCACCTGCGTCGCACCATCGCCCGGCGCCCGCTCGAGCGAATCGATCCGCCCAGCGATCACCGCAGGATCATTCGGGCTCATCCCCGACGGGTCATGCGGGTTCGTCGCAAGCAGCATCAACGGCATCGGCGGAGTACGCCAAGTCAACGCGCCAGCAGCAATCATCCTGCCATCCCCGGTTTCCTGGCCCTCGATGATGCCGACGGGGATCACGAACGGGGCGCCCATGTTCTCGCCACCAGGGATCACGGGCGGCTGGTTCTGTTCAGTCTTCGGCTCACCCTCAGCAGGAGCAGCACCGGGAGGCGCCGGAGCACCAGGCAGAGCCATCGAGGACTGGCTGATCGCCGGTTCCGCCTGCGCCTGTTCTTCATTTTCCTTCTGGAACCCCGGACACGAACAGCCCGTCGACTGGCACGCCCCTTCGTTATCGCCATCCTGTTCATTCGCGTGCAAACCAGCCGTATGCCCGCAATCAGGGTTCGCGCAGATATCGCCGTTTTCCGGGCCTTTCTTTTCCGCCTGCTGGTTCGTAGGCATGTCCGCTTTGCCGGGCGCCTCAGGGCCAGGCGTGGGCGTCCCAGCGGCCGTTGTCGGGGCGGCCTTCACGGGGGCGGGCGCAGGAGCCTTCGCCGGGGCCTTCGGTGCCGGAGCACTCGCCTCGCCTTCCACGTCCGCTTCCTGAGCCTCCAAAGCAGCTTCGAGAGCAGCTAGCACCTTCGCGTCGTTCGGGTCCTTTTCGCCATCCGGGTCCTTCTTCTGCAACGCGATAGCCGACTTGATCGCGTCGAGGATCGTCTGGTCGTCAGAAGCAGGGGTCGGCGCAGGCTTCGCGGGCGACGGGGCGGCGAGCTGCGCGACAGTCTCACGCGCACGGTCCACGGCGAAACCCTCGGCGTCACCGTACTGATATGAGGCGATGATCTCTGTTCTGTCTGGCATGGTGCCTCCTATGGTACGGCAGGTTCGAGTGCAGGGACTTCATCAGCAGCGAGGAACACAGGCGACGCATCACACGAGCAGCCATCATGATCGCCCGGCAGCAGGTATTGGTTGCTTGGGAAGCCCGTCGTGTTGGCCAGCCGTTCATCTGTGAACGATTCGAATTCAAGGCCGTCAAGCGCCTCGTGCGGCTCAAACGGATGCAGGGTAGAGGGCGAATGCGACCAGACCCAACCTTCGCGCTGGCCGCCGCCCGCTTCGACCAGGCCAGTGATCGTTTCGCCCGTCGCCACCTGGCCAGCCTCGGCCTGTTCGGCGTTCCCGCCGCCAGCAACCCCGAGTGCCGCACGGATCACACCAGTCGGCACGAGCGTATCCGGGTTCAACTCCGCTTCGCCAGCGTTCGGGTCAGGCTGATACAGCAGCGAGTGAGACAAGTCCGTCATCTGCGTAGCCAGCAAAGCCCACGCCGCATCCCGGTCCGCGGCCATTTTCGATTCGGCCTGCGCCACCGTAGCTTCATCGACGTCCCCGAGCTTGCGGGCCTGCACGATCGCCGCCGCACCCGCCGCAGCCGTCCACGACATGAACTTCGCCTTCAAACCGGTCCAGTCCTTCCCCAACAACTGATCGGCACTAAGGCCAGCAGCCGTCAGCACTTCCTTCCCCAACGCCGCACTCCAGCGGTACCGGGCCTTGTGCGCGATCCTTGCTCTTGCCTGGTCGTCGCGCATGATCGCTGGGGTCTTCTTGATCCGCTCACCCGCACGCTCAAGCTGAGACAGCATCGCCTGGCTCGCCGCTACCTGCAGACGGGCTCTGAGGTCTTGGTCGATCGCGACGAGCCGACGGCTGGTACGTAGGCCCTTGCCCTCGCTGGTTGCGGACGCAACGACCGGCTCGGGTGCCATCAGCGCAGCCACAGCCCTAGCAAAGTCCTCAGGCGCCATCATTTCAGCCCCGCTGGCCGTCTGAGGCGGCGGAGCAGGCAACTGACGCTGAGCCTCAGGCGGGCCCCCCGCAGCAGGCTTGGCGGCCGCAGGAGGCGCCACAGCACCCACAGGCGCAGCCGGAGCAGCAGGCGCAGGTTCCAACACCTTTTTTAGCTCATCGCCCGTATCCACACCCGTCGGGCTGATACCCGGGACCGCAGGCGGCCCAACCATCGGCGGAGCAATAAGAGTCGGATCCCACGCGTGAAGGAAAGCCATCACAAGGTTCGGCGGCCACGTCCGCATCTTCTCGAGCAGACGAACCTGGATCTCCGACTTCGCTGGCTTATCCGCATCCGTAAACCCGGCGATCCTCAACATCGCTTCGTCGCTGAGGACCAAACGATCGTGTAGTTCCAGGCCGTCCTTCGTCTGGTCGGGATGCGTGACGAGCTCGGTGGCGTCATACCAGATCACGACCCGGCGGGCTATCGCTCTCGGCACGCCTGCCGCTTCCAGATACTCGTGCATGTACGCCTTCGTCAGGCTCTCACAGCACTCGATCACATGCGGCTCGACGTGGTGGCGGAACGTGTTGTCATCAACGTTCCACGCGCTCCAATGATTTAAGTCTGCAACGCCCGTAATGACCTCCTTCGGCAGGTCAAACGTCGTAGCGATAATCCCGATCAGCTCTTCACGGACCTTCGCATCCTCCGCCGAATGAGTACTCGCCATGTCGATCCGGCGGACCTCTTTCATCGCGTCGGCAGGCCCCCGCAGCACGATCGGGACGACCGCAGACGCCACGCCCTCATCCGCAATCGGCAGCATCATCGCTTCCGTCAAACCCGACATGAACGGGTCGGCCATCGGGTCGCCGTTATCGTCAATCGGCGACTTCATCGACACCTCGTTAGGGATCAGCAGAATCCCGCCCGTTGAAAGCCGCGAGCGTCCCGTAGCCCTGATCCCGCGGCGAAGGATCGTGACGCTCTCACAGTCGTCCAACATCGCCCGCATCGGCGAATCCGCGAGCAGCCTGAACCTCGGATGCGGACACCAGATCCTCGACAGCACCGTTGTCTTAGGGTCAAGCTGAACCCAAGGGATGATGCCCTGCTGATCCGCCGGGATCTCACGAAGCGTGTAGTGGTCGTCCTTGATGATGATCTCGTCCACCGACCGGATCGACCAGTGCGCTTCGCCCGTTTCTTCGTCCTGTAGGCCGAGAAGCCAACACTCGCCGGCCACGCTCATGTTCGATGAGAGGTCTTTCATGATGTGCGACAGAGCGAGCTTCCCGTGCCCCAGATCGATCAGGCCCTGTTCGGCGATCGACACGACCTCTTCCGGTATCCCAGCGACCTTCGCCAGCGGTTCGGGCTTGTCAGTCTCGCCGCCCACCGGGTAGGCAGCAGCGAACAGGCGCATCCTCGCCGAGCAGTTCGAGAGAAAATTGACGGCATACCGGAGCTCGCCGATGGCATCGCGGTAGGTCCAGGCGTCGCTGGCCCAGCCTTGCCTGAGTGCTCGCATCTGGCGGGCTTCCTGCCGGTCACCGACATCGACGCGTCTAGCTGCGGCGGTAAGGACACGGAACCCCATGTCTGCGGGCTTCGTGGCTTTGCTGAACCAGGCCATCAGTAATTACCTGCAACGACGGTAAACGTCTGGGTGCCATCCTCGTTGAAGCGCGGCATCCGCTCTAGCCCGAGGTCTTTCTTGCAGCATGGGCAGTATCGCCGCTGAACGCCGACATCTCGCTGTTCTACTTCTGCTGGGTAGGTGCAGTGCGGGCAGACGCGCACGACAAATGGCTGCTTCATCGTTCCCCCAGGAACCCGGCGACAGCCGACAACGCCAACCCAAACGCCGCGTACTGCCAGCCGCTAGGCCAGAACTTCGTCAGCAGAACAACGGCAGCGGCGAGATACAGGCTAGAACACCAGACGCAAATGACGATCTGCCACAGCCAGTAACGCGGTCCCGTCCCGCGCCGAGTGAGGTGGCCGCCGCCTTCGGCCTTGATCATCCACGGAGCACCCAGTTTCCGGCGCAACGGCTCGGTGATCGTATCCCGGCAGACCAGCACCGAAAGTCGATAGACGGCCAAGCTATCCACGATGAGCCAGAACGCGCTGTGGCTCATGGGATCAGTTCCGTCAGATCAACTATATGCCCCGCCGCAAGATGAGACACCGCAGCATAAAACGTCCGAGCGGGCTGGCCGTCAATCAACAAGATGAACTCGTACGTGCTCCCCACAGGTTCCGTGCCCGCATCATCGTTCGCTACCAGCGTGAACGGGGCTTCGCTCATGTTCTGGAGTTTGCCCGTCGCCGTCAACACGCCACGCAACGGCTCCGTGTCCACCTGCTGCGTCCCGTTGGCGATGGGCTCTATCAGGCGGGCAATGACGTAACCCGTGCTGTAAGTGCCGTCTGGCCGGGCGAACGATCCGGTTATGGTCGTGCTTGTCAGCGACATTCAGCCCGTCCAGCCGACTGGCGCGGAGAGCAAAATTAGAGGGCTATGGCAGCCACAGCCGGCCCCACGGTTCACGTAGAACACCCCGTCGGCCGTCCGGACCTCGAGCGCGCCTTGCAGCGTCCCACGGTTCGCGTCGACCGAAAACGGCTCCGACAGATCAACAGACAGCGCCAGCTCGACACCGTGGATTTCCTTTCGCCGCCAGACATCCAGACGATGAGAGGTAGCGAAGACACGGGCGTCCCGGATCAGCCGGCCATCCGGGCACAACACATCCACGGGATGACAGTCCCGTCTCAACACCTCGCCGCTAATCGTCGTTTGCTCCACCTAGCCCTCCTTCCGCCCGCATCCGGGCCACGGGCTAGAACAGGGCTACGAGCGGCACGTTCGCCACCGACGTCAACGCAGGCAGCGTAGCTTCCGCAGTCCCTTTCAACGCCGAGCCGCCTTTCGCCGAGAAGTACGGCGCGGCCGTTTTCCCGAATTTCCCGAGGATTTCCTGGCCGGCAGCCGTGAACGTCAAGCTGTACACGCTGAACTGCGTCCCAGCAGAGCCATCCGCGAACATCGCCCACACGTACCCGTTCGGGGCGTTCGCCGCACTGATCGTGACCGCTTTTTCCAGCGCCGATTCGTAGAACTCTTCCTTCGGGTGCGACCCCGGCGTAGACGATTTCGACTGGGCGAGCAGCGCCCCACCCGTTTTCCCGGCGTAGATAGCCGTGATGTATTCAGCGACGGTCCCGGCAGCAGCCGAGCCGCCCATCACACCCACGCTTTTCAGGATGTCCCCGGGCGACACCGGGATAGCGACGAAGTTCCCGACTTCCGCAGCCTGCGCAGCCGTGTTCGTCGGAACCCCCGCACCAGGCCAGATAGCCGACGTGCGCGCCGGAAGTTTCGGGGCACCGGCCTGCACCAGCCCCCCAGTGAACCCGTTGTTCAGCGTCGCCAACCCCAGCTGTGCGAGCAGAAGCCCGGCGCCATCCTTTGTTGCGGTTCCTGCGGACATCAGTCGCCTCCTGTGGTTGTGTGGCCCGCTGGACCCCAGCTGCGGCCTTCATCGTCCTGCTTCTGCCGTCGGGATTCGCGCTCTGCCTGGATCTGTTTCATTGCCTTGTGGTGGAGCTTGTGAAGGTGTGTGGGGAGTTTAGCCGTCGGCGACGGTTGTCTCGCTAGCTGGCGAAGCTGGTCTAGGTGCTGGTCGCTCACCATCTGCCCCTTGCTCCTGTGACCACACCCGGGATTCTACCCTGCGGCACAAGCAACTGCCCCCTCGCAGGCGGAGCAAGCGTCAACAGGACAGCGTCAGCACGATCAGGCGACCGGCCAAGACGTTTCTTCGTGTCCTCCTTCTTCTCAACCACCTGCCTGAGTTTCAGGTCATACGTGTAGCGCGGCGAGGTCAAATCAGCCGCCAGCTGCTCATCCCCGTCAAGGTCAATGTCCTCAAGGATCGCCGCACCCTCGAACCACTGCTCCGAGCGGCGGTTCGGGAATTGGTCCGGCCTATACGCCTTGTTGCCGCCCTTGAACGCCTGCACCGTGTAGCCCATCGCCTCGAGCTGGTCCGTCACGCCACCCCCAACCCCAGGGTCATCCACCACTATGCTCGGGTTCTCGAACTGCTGCGCGTAATGAGCGACCCGGCCAGACGTGTGCGTCGTCGGCTTGCCATGGTAGTGCTCAGCGATCCGCACATGATTCCCGATCCTGATGGCGATCACCGTCTCATCGTCACCAAACCTAGCGACGTCGCAGCCGATCGTCACATCACCCTCCATCGGCAGTACCCTGGCCTGCGCGGCCTCAACCGACGCGAGCGAGATGATCGTGTCATCGCCGGTATCCGGGAAGTTCCCCAGCGCCCGCACCTGATACATCGGGCTTTCCTCGCCCCACGCCGCCTTTACTTCAGCGTCCCACCCCGCGTGAGGCATCGCCCTCGCAACAGCCGGGTCAACATCCTCGCCCGTGTAGTTCGGGCTATCCAACACCCCGATATGGATCTGATGCCACCTAGCGCGCTCCGTCGTGAAACTCCGATGAAACTGGCCGCCCGGCCTCGTCGGGTTCCCGATCAGCAGCACCTTCGCCCCCTCGGCGGTAAGGAACCCCTCAGCCGCCTGGAAAATCAGCTCATCCACCCCGGACGCCTCATCAACCACCAGCAGCAGATGATCCGCATGATGCCCCTGAAACCGCTCAGGCTCATTCGTGGACAGCCCGATAGCGAACCAGCGGTCACCGAGCTCCAGCTTCGCCGTGTTAGCCGGCGGGAACATCGGCGCTTTCCCCTGCCCATGCGCAGAGCCGACAGCAGACCGGATCTCACGCCACAGCAGCTGTTCGACCTGCGCCCACGTCGGGGCAGTCGTGATAACCCGGCTATCAGGGTGCGTAGCGAGGAACCAAAGGACTACTCTCGCAGCCGCAGCCGTCTTGCCGATCCCATGGCACGACCGGACCGTTGTCCTCGGATGATCCCTAACCGACTCTAGGATCTCGCGCTGCTTGCTCCACGGCGCGAAGCCCAAGACGTCCGCGCAGAAGCCAACGGGGTCCTCGGCGTAGCTGCGCTGCTGCCTAGACGCCAGCTCGGCTTTGAGCCGCTGGCGTAGTTCCAGCGATTCCCGGCTTGCCTGTATCTCGATCGTTGGCGGCAAGATCCCTCAGTAGCTCTTCGATGTCTCGGTCAACAGCGTCCTGCGTCAGCACGGTCGATGTCTGGTGCGGCTTGCCGAAGCAACGGTCGCAGAATTCGCGGTAAGCCACAAGGCGCGTCGGCCAATCGGGGACCATGACAAGTTCCGCAGATGGCCCGTTGCCAACGACTACGGCACGCTCGGCCTGGAGCGCATCCTGAATCACGCCCATAACCTCTGGGTGATCGTCTAGCCACTCGCGCATCAGGTCGACGAGTCGTGGCTTGCGGTGCCTTCCCTGCTTGCCGTTTTTCGCTACGAATCCCGCCTTTTCGCGGGTGGCCTGATCCGTGTGGGCCATGCAGTAATCGTCGTCCTCCAGCGGTCCTGTTGTGCAGGGCTTGCCCGCCTTTGTCGTCGCCTTGCAGGCGCGCTTCTCGGTAGCTGTCGCCATGCCCACAGGTTAGCCTATGGCCGTTTCGTTTTCGCAGCGCCGCCGAAAACTCCGCTAGCTGGCGCCGGGACTCCTCTCGTCTGGATACGCTCAGCACGCTCGTCTACCAGCCGGCGGTACTCTGCTTGCTCAGGTGTTGGA